CAAAAATTTACATGAACGGCACTCTAAGAAGTTGGATGCATTACTGTGAATTAAGATCAGCCAACGGTACTCAAAAAGAACATATGGATATTGCAAAAGCATGTGCGAAAGTTATTTCTAAAATTTTTCCAATTTTAAAGGATATAGTTAATGAACACTAAGCTTGATGTTGCAACCTTTATGAAGGCAGGAAATCATAAAGTACATACCTCTAACCCAGGTTTTTATGAATCTAGATTAGATCAAGCCAATCTGTATTTTAATTTAGTAGCAGAAGAATTCGATGAATTGAGTGTTGCATATTTAAAAAAAGATATAGTTGAGGTTGCTGATGCTTGTGCTGATATAGTATGGGTAGTAGAGGGATTAATGTATAGTCTTGGAATAGATCCTCAATTAGTCTGGGACGAAATATCTAAATCCAATAGTAGCAAAATTATTAATGGTAAATTAGCTAAAAGAGAAGACGGTAAAGTACTTAAACCTGATTCGTATCAACCTCCGAATCTAAAAAGAGTACTGGATCTATAAAAAAGGATAGACATGAATGATACTGTGCATGGTATTACAATAGACTTTTCTCGAAATAATCTTTTTGATGAGTTAGGATTAAAAAGATTAAGAGAAAGTTATATGAAGGATGAGGAAGAGTCTCCCCAAGAAAGATTTGCATTTGTTTCTAAAGCGTTTGGAAGCAATGATAGACATGCACAAAGATTATATGATTATTCCAGTAAACATTGGCTTTCCTATAGTACACCTATTTTATCTTTTGGTCGATCTAAACGTGGTTTACCAATAAGTTGTTTTTTGTCATTTTTACACGATAGTGCTGAGGGTTTAGTTGATACTTTATCTGAAGTTAATTGGCTTTCTATGCTAGGAGGAGGAGTTGGAATCGGCATTGGAATACGTTCTGCCGACGATAAGTCTGTTGGTGTTATGCCTCATTTGCGCACTTACGATGCATCGAGCCTCGCATATCGTCAAGGCCGTACTCGTCGTGGGTCTTATGCCGCTTATCTTGATATTAGTCATCCAGATATTCTTCTTTTTCTTGAAATGAGAAAACCCACAGGTGATCCAAATATGAGAGCCATGAATTTACATCATGGAATTAATATTACCGATGATTTTATGCAAATTATTGAGAATTGCATGAAAGATGCAAAAGCTGATGATAAATGGGAATTGAAGGATCCTCACAGTGAAATAGTAAGAGAAACAGTATCTGCTCGAGAACTTTGGCAGCGTATTCTAGAACTTAGAATGCAAACAGGCGAACCTTATATACATTTTCTTTCTACTAGTAATAAAATGTTACCTGATTTTCAAAAGAAAATTGGACTCAAAATCAGACAAAGTAATCTATGTTCTGAAGTTATATTACCTACTGATATGCAAAGAACTGCAGTGTGTTGTTTATCCTCTGTAAATTTAGAATACTATGATGAATGGAAAAATGACGAATTTTTCTTAAGAGACATTGCAGAAATGTTAGATAATGTTCTACAGTATTTTATAGATAATTGCCCCGATACCATCAGCCGCGCAAGATATAGTGCTACTCGTGAAAGAAGCATAGGTATTGGCGCACTTGGTTTTCACGCATATTTACAAAAAATGCAAATTCCTTTTGAATCTGTACTAGCCGTGAGTAAAAATAAACAAATATTTAAATATATTAGAGATAAGTTAAATCAAGCTAATATAGAATTAGGAAAGGAAAGAGGCGAAGCACCAGATGCTGAGGGTACAGGTTATAGATTTAGTCACATGTTAGCAATAGCCCCTAATGCATCTTCAAGTATTATCATGGGTAATACCTCTCCGTCTATAGAACCATATCGTGCAAATGCTTATCGACAAGATACTCTTTCTGGTGCATCTTTGAACAAAAATAAATGGTTAAATCAAGTTATAGAAAAATATTTGCAGCAAAAAAATGAGAATGCTGAAATTAATACTGAGGAATACAACGATATTTGGTCTAGTATTATTGCAAATGATGGCTCAGTTCAACATCTTACTTGGATGAGTGATTGGATAAAAGATATATTTAAAACTGCTATGGAAATAGATCAAAGATGGATAATTCAACATGCTGCAGATCGGCAACTGTATATTGATCAAGGGCAAAGTGTTAATCTATTCTTTAGGCCCGATGTCAACATAAAATATGTCCATGCGGTACATTTTATGGCTTGGAAACAAGGATTAAAAACTCTTTATTATTGTAGATCAGAAAAGATAAGTAAGGCAGATAAGATAGCGAAAAAAATAGAAAGAAAAGTAATCGAGGAAATTAATATGAAAAAATTAATAGATGAAGAAACCTGTTTAGCATGTGAGTAAATATGTTAGAAACTATTTCAGATATTTTTAAAGAAGCTTACATGAGGGGCTGGATTACTGCTAGAGACGGTAATGCTAGTATAAGATACAAAGAACAACAATTTTTCTATGTATCTCCGAGTGGTGTAAGAAAACAGATGTTGCAACCAGAAATGTTTAAAAAAATAGGTATTTATTACGATGAGCTATTTGCAATAACTAAGGAAATGTCATATACAGATATAAGTCATAATTTGAAACCTAGTGGTGAATTACCTATGCATTTTTTAATGCAAAAATCAATAGATACAGATGTAAGAGTAGTATTACATCTACATCCTACTTATACAGTTGCTGCTATGTATAAAGGAGTTTGTCTTATGTCTCTTGTTGAGGAATTTCCTGAATTAAAAAGATATACAAGAGTAGGACCTACTGTTCCGTTAATACCTCCTGTAACTGAAGAACTAGCCAAAGCTTGTGTAAATAATTTTGAAATAAATAAAATTGGTAAAGTAAAATATGATATTTTAGGCATGGTAAATCATGGTGTTATATCAGTTGACACAAGTCCTTGGCGTGCTTTTGAACACATAGAAAGATTAGAACACATTTGTAAAATAATATTAATAGGTGGAAAATAAGATGAGACTAAAAGGTAGAGTTGACAAAATATGGGGGCATGAATTAATTTGGTGCACAAATGATAAATATTGTGGTAAATTTTTAAATTTTATTAAAGGTGCAAATTTTTCCATGCATTTCCATGCAAATAAAGACGAAACATGGTATATATTATCAGGAAAATTTAAATTAAAATGTATAGATACTGTGAATGCTACAACTTGGGAAAAAGAATTAAATATAGGTGATACTTGGCATAATCCCCCGCTGCTACCCCATCAAATATTTTGTCTTGAAACAGGTACCATTATTGAAGTATCCACACCAGATTCTGTAGAAGATAATTATAGAGTACTACCTGCATCTGATAATGGCTAATGTAATTTTACTTCAGGATATTTATGAACTTAAAAAAAGAAAAGAAAAGGAGCTAGTCTATTATAAATCAAAATTACAAGAAATACAAAAAAAATTATATTGGGCGGAACAAGAATTAAAAATAACACAACATATAATAAAAATAATAGAAGAAGAAACAATAACAAAGGAAATAAAATGAGTAAAAAAAATAAACAATTTTTAACTGAAGAAAGACAATCTTTTAAACCTTTTAATTACCCATTTTGTTTTGAAGCTTGGTTAAAACATGAACAAATGCATTGGCTTCACACCGAAGTACCTATGCTAGAAGATGTAAAGGATTGGAAAAATAAATTAAATGAAAACGAAAAAAGATTTTTAACACACATATTTAGATTTTTTACTCAAGGAGATATAGATGTAGCAGGGGGATATGTAAAAAATTACTTACCTTATTTTCCGCAACCTGAAGTACGAATGATGCTATTGGGGTTTGCAGCAAGAGAAGCATTACACATTGCAGCTTATTCTCATCTCATAGAATCACTTGGAATGCCTGAAACTACTTATAATGAATTTATGCAATATCAGGAAATGAAAGAAAAACATGATTATCTTTTGGATTTAACTAAAAGAAACGGTACTAAACAATCTGTAGCTGCAAATATAGCTGCTTTTTCGGCTTTTACTGAAGGAATGCAACTGTTTTCGTCCTTTATAATGTTGCTAAATTTTCCGAGATATGGTACAATGAAGGGAATGGGTCAAATAGTTACTTGGTCAGTAGCAGATGAAACTGTTCATTGTGATTCCATGATCAAGTTGTTTCGAACTTATATAGAAGAAAATAAAGAAATATGGAACGATGAACTTAAAGCAAAAATTTATACTATTGCTACAAAAATGGTCGAACTGGAGGATAAGTTTATTGATCTGGCATTCGGCATGGTTTCTATGGCTAATTTGGACTCTAGTGACGTTAAACGTTATATCAGGTATATTACTGATCGTCGTCTTATTAGTCTGGGGCTTAAGGGAATTATGAAGATTAAGAAAAATCCTTTACCCTGGGTAGAGGAAATGTTAAATGCTCCAGCACATACTTCATTTTTTGAAAATAGAGTTACAGATTATGCTAAAGGTACTCTTACTGGTTCATGGGACGATGTATGGGGCAAAGCAGCTTAGTTAAAGAAATAGATCATGTGCATATGAAAGTAGCATTTCTATATGCAGAATTATCTAAGGCAAAACGATTAAAGGTTGGTGCCATTATAGTAAAAAATGATCGTATCATTAGTATAGGATATAATGGTACACCTGCAGGATGGGACAACGAGTGTGAAAAAGAAGTATCTGTAGAAGAGAACTGTATATTAGATTATGGTGATCCTCCTTATAAGATTGAAAACGTTCAATTAATAACTAAACCTGAGGTCATCCATGCTGAAGCAAATGCTATAGGAAAATTAGCTCGATCTAACGAATCTGGTCTAGATAGTGTTATGTATATTACACATTCGCCCTGTTTTGAATGTGCCAAACTAATTCACGTTGCAGGTATAAATAAAGTATTTTATAGAAATCAGTATAGAAATCTAGAAGGAATAAACTTTTTGATAAAGTGTAAAATAGAGGTAAAAAAGCTTAATGTATACTTATCAAGCAACTATAAAAATATTATAGATGGTGAAAACAAAAATCTAGTTAAAGAGGGACATGAAAAGAATAAAAAAATTCTTGCACAAAGAGGAGAAATAAATAAGGAGTAATAATGAAAAATAGATGTGGGTTTACAGCTTCTGCATTTGATTTATTTCATGCTGGTCATGTAATTATGTTAGATGAGGCAAAAAGGCAATGTGATTGGCTTATAGTGGCTATTCATGTAGATCCTTCTATAGAAAGACCAGGTGTAAAAAATAAACCAGTTCAATCTATTATAGAAAGACAAATACAAATTTCAGCATGTAGGCATGTAAACGAAATTTTAGTTTATAATACAGAAAAAGAACTAGAAGATATTTTAATGACCTTTCCTATAGATGTAAGAATTATAGGAGAAGAATATAAGGATAAAAATTTTACAGGCAAGGAAATTTGTCTTAAACGTGGAATAGAAATTTATTTTAATAAAAGAGACCATTTCTTTAGTTCATCGGATTTAAGAAATAGAATATTCGAGGCAGAACTTAAAAAGAGGAACAAAAATGGGGAAATATCAACACTTTGAATGCATAGAATGTGAGGCAGTATTCAATTTAAAGTTTGATCTTGATGATGATTATTATCATGTTTCTTACTGTCCTTTTTGCGGAGCAGAAATAGATGAGGACCAAAGAGACGAAATTGAAAACGAAACTGATCTTAACTAAAACGTGTGAAAGATGTGAAAAATTATTTGAAGTTTCAGGTAAGAGAACTAAAAATAGATTCTGTTCCTATTCTTGTGCTAATGTCAGAAATAGGTCACCTGAATCTTTAGAAAAACATCGTCAATCTTTAATAAAGTATTTTAAATCACCCGAATCTGAGGAACATAGAGCTAAAAGATCATTACAAATTACTTTATTAAATAAAGCAGGTATGATGTGGCAAAATAATGGTAAAGATAAAATTCTTTTATTGGATCCTAATTTTTATGAAAATAATTTAACTAACCCCGACGAATATTTTATTATACCATTTAATAATGAAAATTTAAAAGTAGAAGATGGTGATATATGGGAAGAAGTTTATACAGATTAAGCAATGTGGTTATACAAAAATGTAGAATTTAATATAATACCAAGTGAAGCGTATGGTTATGTTTATTTGATCACTAATAAAATTACTGGTAAAATGTATATCGGTAAGAAATTATTTTGGTTTCGAAAACAAAAAACAATAAAAGGTAAAAGAAAAAGTATAAAAGTTGAATCTGACTGGCGTACTTACTGGTCTTCTTCTGATGAAGTTAAACAAGATGTTGTAGAATTAGGGGAAAACAATTTTACTAGAGAAATCCTTCATATTTGTAATAATAAAGGTTCCTGTAATTATCTAGAAGCTAAGGAACAAATGCTAAGAAATGTACTAGAATCTGATCTTTATTATAATTCTCAAATACAATGTAGAATTCATCGTAAACATGTAAAATTAATTTTGGAAAAATCTTAATCTAAACTTCATCTTAGATGAAAACGAATTAGATTAAATATTATAATTAAGGATAAAAACTTATTTTTAATAAAAAGAGTAATAAATGCATTACAAAACTATCTTTATCTCTGATATTCATTTAGGAAGTAAAGGGTGTAAGGCAGATATTTTAGTAGATTTTTTAAAAAATAATACAACTGACAAATTATATCTAGTAGGTGATATAATAGATGGTTGGAAAATACAACAAAATAAATGGGTTTGGAAACAATCCCATACAAATGTAGTTAGAAAAATTCTTGGTTATGCTAAACAAGGAACAGACATTATTTATATTGTCGGTAATCATGATGAATTTCTAAGACCTATTTTGCCTTATGGGCTTACTTTTGGTAAAATAAAAATTCTTAATCAACATGTACATCTAGGTATAGATGGTAAAAGATATTTAGTTGTCCATGGAGATCTTTTTGATGGTATTACAAGACTAACTCCCTGGTTTAGTTTTTTGGGGGATAGGGCATATGATGTTTTAATTAGTTTAAATACAAAATTTAATTGGTGGAGACACAAATTAGGATTCGGATATTGGAGTTTGTCCCAATATTTAAAACAAAAAGTTAAAAAGGCAGTGGATTTTATTACTCATTATGAAAAAAATTTAACCAATTACTGTAAAAAACGTAATTTTGATGGAGTTATCTGCGGACATATTCACAAGGCAGAAATCAAAGATATAGACGATTTTACATATATGAATGATGGAGATTGGGTAGAGTCGTGCAGTGCATTAGTAGAACACTTAGATGGACAGTGGGAAATCGTATATTGGACTAAAGAAGAAAATGAAATTTGATTTAGTATCAGACTTACATGTGGATATTTGGGGTAAAGTTAATAGCACAGAATGGCTTAGACACCAAGCTAGTGACTGTCTATTAGTTGCAGGAGATACTAGTGATTTTGTAGATATTACATGTGAATACTTAATTTTTTTAAAACGTTTTTATAATACTATTTTAGTTGTTGATGGTAATCATGAACATGAAGGGTCTAATTATGATATAAAAAGAACCAGTGCAGAATGGTCAATTAATATAAAACAAACAGGAGCACATTTTTTAGGTGATAGCGTCTATACTTGTAATAATCTAATGTTTATTGGGTGCAATGGATGGTGGAGTTTTGATTTTGGTGAACCAAATATTTCCAGAAAAGATTGTCAAACAAGAGTAGTAAATAGAACAAGATGGAATTTCTTTCATATGAATCAACAGTTTGATCAAGGTTTAATTGAAACTGATTTATTATATAAACAAATGACAGATGCACAAACTGATAATAATGTTAAAAACATTGTTGTCATGACACATACTTTACCCCATACCAGTTGTATTAGTTGGAATATTTATCCTGAAGATGCAAGTTTTGTTGGTTTATATGGCAATAGTAGATTTAAAAATATTTTGGATTTAGATGTTAACAAAAAGTTATACTATTGGTGTTTTGGTCATAATCATGATTGTAAGAACATTCCCTATAAACAGGCTAGATTAATTAGTAATCCAAGAGGTCGTCCTGAGGATTGGAACAGAGTTGATTATAAACCATTGACTTTAGAAATAAAACTATGAAAAAAATACTTATAGTAACAGATAACTTAAAGGATCAGATCAATGGTGTGGTCACGACCTACAAAAATATTGAGATATGTGCGATTCGTGATGGTTATCAGTTTGTTTATATTACTCCCGGGGAGTTCAGCCATTTTAATTGCCCTAAGTATAACGAAGTCAAGCTTGCCTATCCAAGGGCAATGGGCAAAAAGATTAAGGAGATCGATCCGAATTATATCCATATCGCCACAGAAGGTCCTGTGGGTCTGTGGGCTAGAGCATATCTTACAAAACATGGTTATAGTTACAATACTGCTTATCATACTAAATTTCCTGAAGGACTACATACATTGGTGGGAATCCCTGAAAGTATTACTTGGCATTACATAAAATGGTTTCATAAACATACTGGTAAAGTACTAAGCACAACGGAATCCATGGTAAATCAATTAAAAAGTCAAGGACTCATTGCTGATATAGTACCCTGGACTAGAGGTGTTGATAGAAATTTATTTAATGATAGTCAAAGAAACAAAAAAAATTCAGAACTTAATTTAGTTTGTGTAGGTAGAATTAGTAAAGAAAAAAATTTAGATGAGTTTTGCAAAATAGATTACTTTCATGCCAAAAAAATATTAGTAGGAGACGGTCCCTATCGCAAAGAGCTTGAAAGTAAATATAAGGACGTAGAGTTTGTGGGATATAAAAGAGAAAAAGAATTGGCGTATTATTATGCCAATGCTGACGTGTTTGTGTTTCCAAGTCGATGGGAAACTTTTGGAATAGTTATGATTGAGGCAATGGCTTGTGGAACTCCTGTCGCTGCATTTCCTTGTGAGGAAACACAATTTGTGGTAGATCATGGTAAAACTGGTTTTTTACAAGAAAATTTAAAACTAGCCATTACCCAATGTTTGACTCTAAATAGATTTGATGTGATGGAATTTAGTAAAAAATGGTCTTGGGATTCTGCTTGGGATATATTTAAAAATAATCTTACACCTATTAACTAGGAGATAACTATGCTTCGTTTGGAACTAACTACACAAAACTTAGATGTAAACTTTACAACTACTGATGAAGATGACGATCTAGAAACACTAGGAAATCTAAAAGATTTCCTGGAAGTGTTACAATATAGAGAACATGTAAATCTGGTAGTCAAATCTAGAGAAAAAGTTGAATCTTTAAATTTAGAAAAAGATGAATCTGTTGATCTAGACTCTGAAATTAGTTGAAACTATGACTCTATAGTGTTGTTCTAAAACAACACAGATACCCGAGCATTTGACTCGGGTATCTTTAGACTATATAATTATGTGTGATCAGAAAAAAACGTAAAGATCGTCGCCATATAGTATATCAATTACAGAATACTATATCTGGTGACTTCTATATAGGTGTTACTCAGGGGTTTAGTCATAAAAATTTAAGAGTTCGTATTCTTAAACATTTTCAACGTGCTTTAAAAGAAAATAAACAGTGGAAACTGTGTCAAAATATAAGACAATTTGGTGTTAATTCTTTTTCCTGGAGTATACTAGAAATAATTAAAGGAAAGATAGAAGCTCATCATAGAGAAAGATATTTAACTAAAATTTTAAAACCCTCACTGAATACACAATAAATTTGTTGTTATATATAATAAATAAAAAAAAATGACTATTCTAGACTTAATTCTTTTCTTAATATTTTGTTGGTCAATATTTAATTTCTACAAAACTAGAAATAAACTAACACCGATAAAAGTTGAACAAGTAATTTTATTTTATATTAAAGAAGAATATAATCAAGTATATCTTTGGAATAGTGTAAATGATGAATTTATCGCCCAGGGCAAAACTTTAGAAGAGGCTTTGGAGATAGGAAAAATTCGTTTTCCCAATTTTATCTTTAGGAATAAAGAAGATGAAACTATTGCGAAATGATTTAGATCAGGTTTACGTTTGGGTATCAGATGATGAAAAAACAATACTAAGTCCTCACTTTGATTATGAGGATGATGCTGATGCTTGGTTTTATCATTTAAGAGAAAATTTTAAAAATAAAGTGCATTCTATTAAAAATATAAGTTATAGGCACGAGAAACAAAAAAAATAATCATAGTAAAATAGTTTATACTGTATTTGATAGAGTCGCTTAATTTGCAAT